GCCCGACTCACGACTGCTGTACCAGCCACAGCAATGTTTCCTGCTGTTGTCCAAGTGAAAGCGCCAGTGGGGATCAATGTAATCGTGCCGCCGCCAGCAGATATTGGTGCTGCTGCCGTAATGGTCACAACAGCCGTTGTTCCAGAAACAAAAGCAATCGGGGTTGTTGGGGCAATGGTGGTTGCGCTTGCAATAGTGGGCGCGGCAGCACTCACTGCGCTAAAGCTACTTAGGGTAAGGCTTGTGCCTGTAGCTACGCCAAGGATAGGCGTAACCAAAGTTGGCGTAGTCGCAAATACGGCAAAACCTGTGCCGGTTTCGTCAGTCAAGGCGGTTTGCAAATTGGCGCTGGTTGGTGTAGCCAAGAATGTGGCTACGTTTGCTCCAAAACCGTTTATGCCAGTTGCAACCGGCAAGCCCGTGCAGTTGGCTAAAACGCCGCTTGCTGGCGTTCCAAGCGCGGGGTTGACCATTGTTGAATTGGTGAACAGCAGCGCATTAGTGACTTGTTTTGTCGTGCCCCCTTGGACGATTGGCAAAACGTCTGTTGTAGCCGCAGCCGTAGCTACAGGAAGGGCTGAAATTGCAATGGTGGCCATATTAGTAGTTTCCTGCGTAAATGTTAAAGCGTTGACGAGTCGCCACGATGGCGTAAGGCATAGACATCACATCATCTGGGTTGTTGATGCGTTTCAAGTTGCGCTTGCTGGTCATGGCAATACGCTGCACTTGGGGGCTTGGTTCAACACCAAACTCAGGTGCGATTTCCATCGCCAGATTGTAGGTAAACGCCCGCAGGTAACCTGGCGGGAAGAACAAGTCAGTCCCCAAGGTGGCAGGGTTGTTTAACTCTTGCACCGAGACAAAGTGCCACTCCAAGTCGCGTGTTGGGCGCGGGTAGATGGACATCGTAACGTCTGGGTAAGTCATGTTTACAAAAATGACTTGTGGGTACGTTGACGTTACGGTCTTGACCGCAATGCCGTTGTACTGCTGCTGGTTGATAAACTTGATGCCGAACGACACGTTGGTGCCAGGGTCGCGGAAGTAAGTCGCCTCATCCAGCAGCACGGGCCGCAAGCCAATAAAGTCGCCCGAGGGGCCAAGCGTGCGCGTAATTTGCCCTGCGGGCCAAGTAAAGATTTGATCTTGAGTGCTAAACACTGAAAGACGTTCGGTGTTCCACGAATCAATCATCTGATTCATCGCCATCAGACTGTCTTGCGAAACCGAGGCTGACGTTGTTTCGCCTTCGGCCAACACGCCAATCAGACGAAGCGCCCGATTGATTTGATCGCCAGCCGTGTAAACTGCCATGTCAGACTCCTTCGGCTACAGCCTTGCGTGTGTATTTGCGCTTGACTTCCAGCGCGTTGACTGCTTCTTCAGGTTCTGAAGGCATGTCCGGATTGTAGCGTGTCCAGCCGTTTGTTTCATCAAACACGGCCTCAAGTTCCATCGTGGCAACTTTAGCCCCGTGGATTGGATGAAGCAGATAGATCATTGCCATCAGTGTTTTCCTGTTTCAATTGCTCAAGCCAGTACCCGCAGTCTTGTAACGCACCGAGCGTTGCGTCCAAATCGGAACGCAAACGCTCGGCTTGTTTTTGCAGACTTTGCACCCGATCCATGATCACTTCACGGGTGATCATCTTTAAGCAGCAATGGCAGCAGTGACGTACAACGGCAGATAGCGGATGCCATCAGGCGTAACGACTTTAAGCGCTTGAACTGGACGGATTGTTGCACCGGATGTTGTGTCTTGCAGGAGCTTACCCGAACCCTTAGTCACACCAGCCAGATTGAACAAAGTGCCGCTTGTGTCGAATGTTGCTTTGTCAGCGCCATAAGAACTCAAGTAGAGGAACGATGTGTTCGTGCCAGTCACAGCGCCGCTAGGCATACCGACTTCAGCTTCAATCGCGGCGTAGGTTCCTTGTGTGCAACCAGCAGACAAAACAACTTCGCCGACAGTACCAGAAGCCAAACCAGTAACTCGGCCACTTGCGCCGAATTCTAGGTAGCCATACAGACCGTTAGCGTATGCGCCCAGTGCAACATTTGCTTCCAAGTCTGATTTGCTTGCCCAACCCACACCACCCACACCCGTGAGGGTAAGCGTAGTGGTAGATGCAGCAGCATTGCTACTTCCGGTGGTGGCATTTGTTACGGCAATGTTAGACACCGCAGTAGACGTTACCGTACCAGTAATAGTCGAGTTGTTAATGACCGCACCGTCTAGGTACGGGTCTTCGTAAGCAACACCAATAGGTTTTGTATTCGTAGCCATGATTTTCCTTTAGAAACAGGGGCCAAAGCCCCCGTTAGGTTTAAGCAATACGATAGCAGGTGTAAGTGCCGTCGCCCGTTTTACGAGCGCGGAAAATAGCACCGAAGCCAGACGCAGTGGTCAGGCCAGAGCCAACCAAAGTCCAGCCGGTATTGACAGTCAGCGTGGCTACGCCAGTGCTGGTAGACATGACAACAAAGTCAAAAGTGCTGCCAACTTTAGCGCTGCTGATTTCTGCATCAACGCCGCCCACGCCAGCCACCAGCGGAAGCTGAAGGTTGTTGGCATTGGTTTGCGTGTACAGAATGATGCCGCCTTCCAGATCAGCAACCGTCAAAGCGGCAGTTGCATTAGCTGTATAGGTTGCAGGGGCTGGGGCATAGCCCAGTACGATTTCGTTCAGGTTGCCGTCACCGAGTTGGTAACCGCCGCCGCCGTTTGGAAGTGCCATGATAATTTCCTTAAAAAAGATTTAAAAAACGCCCCCGAAGGGGCATTAGGTTTAGCCCCAGATGCGGCAAGCCATTTGTGGACGGATGGCGCTGTAGCCATACAGAACGTCAATACGGCAAGGCATACGGTCGTTGTTGATGTCGTACTGACGAACAACACGCAGGCTGATACCGTTGTGAACGGCACGAGCAGCCATGTCAACGCCTTGTGGCAGCAACAGGTCAGCAGTGGCGAACGTGATGGCATCCTTGTGGTAAACCAAGTTCTGAGCGAACTGGCTGGAAGCAGCGCCAACGAAGGTCACAGTTGCGCCAGTTGCAGGCAGCACATCCATAGTAGCCAAGGCGTGGTTAGCCGAGTACATAGGATACACAGTCACAGTCCAAGTGCCAGACGATGCGGTGGCATCAGCCAAAGCAACGAACTGATACAGCGAACCAGTGGACTCACGGGTCTGTGGGTTGACTGCGTTGCAAGCACTGACAGTAAACACATCACCAGCTTTAATGGTCGTAGACACAGAGCCTTGTTCCAGCAGGATGGTCGAAGCGCCTTCAGCGGTAACGCCTGGGGTCTTAACCAAAGTGGAAGCAGAAGCGCTGCGCGAGCCAGTGGTGTGCTGCTTGATTGACTGAGACATATTGACTTCATCAAAGCCCAACACGCCGGTGCCCATCATGCCGTTGCGGAACTGCTTGGAGATAGTGTCGGTCGGATTGAACAGACCTTTCATACCTTCGACCAGACCGGCGTTGGCCGCTGGGTTAACAGTAGCGTAACGTGGCGACATCACAGCAGCGTTTTCGTTCAGCTTCTGTTGGGCTTGGAGCAGCACCAAAGAAGTTGAAGGAACGGTACCAGGGGTGCCAACGGTGTTGCCGATGTATTTGTATGCATTGGCAACGTCAGCATCAATGCTGGAGGCCAATTGCGAAATACGCGGCTTAAGCACACGTTCTGCGAAGTCATCCAATTGCATGGTCAGTTCAGCAGATGTGAAGTTGACGCCGATATGCTTTTGGTTGGCGACCGACAGGGTGGTGAACTGCTCGTTGTCGTCCTGAACTTGCAGGGCGGCACCGTCAGTGACCAGAGCGCGGTCAGGCAGGCGGATACGCAGGGTGGAACCGATCTTGGCACCTTCAACAGCGAAGCTGTCGTCGTACTGACGGTTGACGTTGCGGGTAAGGACCAAGTTGTTTTCGAGAATCTCAAGCGCTTTGCGCGTGATCATGTCGATTGTAAGGATCGAGTTAGACATTTAAATTTCCTAAAAAAAGTTAGCGGATACGTTGCGATTCGAGCTTTTTCATCTGGCGTGCCCTATCAGCTTCAATCCACTGCGAAGCCGTCATGGTCTTGATAGACCGTGGGTCCGTAGTGTCATGTGCTGGCGAACCGGAAGTTCGGGCAGTAACAGGTGAAATCGGCGCTGGCGCTGACGTTGTTCGTTTGACCGGAGGTTCTGCGGCCAATTTGGCCTCAATCTTTCCAATCTCTTTTGCCTGACCGAGTGGCGTCATGCGTGAGATGCGTTCCGCGTCTTTAGGGTTGGAACCGAGATAGTAAGCTAGCTCAGGGCCAATGTCCGAAGACTGGATCGTTTCGGCCATCACATTTGTAATCGGCAGCTTGGGATTGTATGCAACTTGTTCAAAGTCATCATACTTAGCCCGCGCTTCTTCTTCCAAATCTTGATAGCTTTCGAGAATTTGCGATTGCTGCTTGGCTGCTTCACGCTTGGCGATTAGTTCTTCTGCCTTCTGGTAGGCCAATGCGTCTGCATAGGCTTCAGTAGACTCAAACTGATCAGCGGTGGCAGTTGGTGCGGCTCTCAGCGTCTGCTGTTCAGACTGGCGCTGCGCTTGCTCTCGTTCCCACTTACGTTGCTCTCTTGCGAGGCGTTTGCCGATTGCAGCATCAAGTTCCTCTTGCGAGAATGTCTTGGTTGGCTGTTCTTCGACGGTTTCCGGCGTTTGAACTTCAGTTTCAGGTGCAGCCGTTGCAACCTGTTCTGGCACGGGTAGTGACTCCGCTGGTACTTCTTCTAGCATTTATGAATCCTTGGATTCCTCGGTCAACCTGGCCGATACGGTTTTGTGAATTATGCCTTATTTAAATCTTGTGCAATGTAAGTTTTTGCCCATTTTAAATCATTGTCGTACGCGCTTTTGCAGTGGTCAACTTGCCAAAAAAGAATGGCGTTAATTAACTTTTTAAGCCGCCAGTTTTCGCGGTGGCTGCGGCCACTGACCGACTCATTAGGATGCCCGAGCAACAAAACAACATTAAACCATTGGCTTGTTGCAGACCAAATGCCCATAAGGTACTTACGCAATGTCATGTTAGCTGTAATACGAGATGTTCAAAATACCGCTTGCGGATTGTTGAATAAAGCGAATTTTTGTCAGGTCGCCATCGTATTGAAACGGGACACCGACCGCAATAGGCATTCCAACGGTAGAACTTGGGGCTGTTCCGTCATCGCGCCAGCGCACGGGAGCGCCTTCGGCCACGATCAAAGCCAACACGGGCCTTGCGTTTAAACCTTCCGGCGACTTGATCGGCACTGTCAGAGCAGTGGATGCGGTCAAGTCTGTGATCTGCTGGTAGCCAAAACAAGTCGTTACGGCTTTAAGGTTCATGGTCATGTCAAAATCTCCGTGGTTGTGTAAACGATCTTATGATAATCGGTGGCTCATAAGACTCATAGGGTGGCGATAGGCCAAAGTTCCAGCCGTCATTATTACCCGCATCGGTATTTTCATAGTCGGCGTAAGCAGTCCAAGACGCGCCACCTATAGCATTTGAGTCTCGGATGGTCAGATCGGCTACGGTCACTGTGCCGCTGGCCTGCGATATTGTCGCTTGGCTGCCTGGCGTTGTTGACTCAAGGGACTTAGTGTTTGCGTTGTTTGCAACAAAAGACCCGACTGTGCTGGTCACGCCAGATTTAAGTTTTACTGTGCCGTTAACAATCGTAAACGTCCGCGTAGAACCTTGTGTAAGTGCGTCTTGGAAAGCAAACGTGCCGCCGATACCATTAAAACTAAGCCGAAAATCTAAAGTTAC